GGCTGAACGCCTAGAATCTTGCTCGTCTCAAGAGGCCCATGCTTCTCAAAGAGAGTGATGAACTCATCATCCGTACACGTTGGGACGGCCACTTATCGCCTCTCCCGTTTACGCCGCTCTCTGGGACGCCGCTTCAAGCGGTTCTCAAACTCTCCCCACCCACCGCCGCGCGGCTCCTTTACTTCTTTGGCCATGTTCCAACCTCCCTGTCGGGCTAATCAACGGCCTTGGTCTGACTGAGTAAGCGCAGATAGATAAACAACTCTTTGGCCGCGCTCGGCGGCATGCAGAGGAAGTTTGTTGCTTCACCCACGGGCAAAACAAACCCTTCGCTCGCAATGGGGTCGTGACAACCTAGGAGCGCAGCCTTCCCCTCGAGGACGCACATGGTGACCCGTGGAGGCGTTGGAATCGTCGTCGCGCACCCCACAGACCCTAGGCTAAGGCTCGTCGCCAGAAATAAGGCGAGACATCTCTTTCGCCACATTCTGCTTTTCCTCCAGGGTCTTTGATTCTTCCAGATGGTCAAATGCAGCGTTGACCTTCACGAGCTCGCGCATGGCTTTCTCGACTCCGCCCATGCGGTTAATCAGTTTGATCACCTGGACAATAAGTCCAATGGCTGCGACTGCTACGTTCACTTCTTACCCAGGATCCCATCTGATTTGAGGAGATTGCCGAGAAGATCGGCGAGCGCCTTAAGAGCCGCACCCAGTGCGAAACAGAGCCGAGCTGCGAGATCTACGGCCAACTGAATGCCGCCGATGAACTTTCCTGCGTTCGCGTTGGGGAAAACCTTGGCAATAAACACGAGAACAAACCCAGCGATCGTTAGAATCGACCCCTGATTTGCAGCAAGCCAGGGGCCAACTGAGCTAGCGATTTCGATGAGCTTATCCCACATAAACGATTCCTTTCGTTAATTGCTGTGCTTCCAGCCGTAGCGTTCTAGAATGAGCCAAAGCAAAGTGACAAAGGCGAGAGCAGCAAGTCCTTTGACCGTCCATCGGCCAAACTCTCTATACTGATCTTCGAGCCATTCCTTGGCTGCTTCTTTGATCGCATTCTTAATGACTTGCTTTTGCTCATCTGAGCTATCGCCTGCCATAAAATACTCCTCAAGACCGATAGCTAGAGAAGAGCGCGGCATGGTTCGCTACCCGTTAAGACCAGTGATCGGAATGCCGTAGGCCCTGAAAGTCACGTAGTCGCTGGCCGCGAATATGATTGGATTTGATTCGCTCACTGTACCCTCAAGAACAGCGGCGGCAGCGTCGTCCTGGATGGTGCACATCAATGACGTGGTTGAGTTGTAGTTTACAAACGTCGTGTACCAGACCCCAGCGCTCTGGTCCCACAGGGAGCCAGATCCAAACTTCTTGGTATTGTTGGCCTGTGAAAGCTTGCTCGTGTTGATGGTCCACGCTGAGCTATTGGGGATATTGATCGTGAGGGCCGCAGTTGTTGGGGCTCCGCTCGTAGCGACCTTCACCTCTAGGTCAATGGAGTCTCCGGACCTTCTCCAGTAGCCGGTATAGGTGGTGTTCGATGACCAAGATCCAGTGGGAGTGAAAGAAGTCCAGGTGGAAGGAATTCTGCGGTCCACAATATGCCAGTTTGATCCGTCTGAGAGGATGACTACAGACTCGCCCGCCGTATCCAGCGTGGTTGTCGTAGCGCCGTCGATGGTCTCAGAGGCGTTTCCATCGATCGTGATCGCGTTGAATGAGGTGTCTGCTGCGCTCTTCTTGAACGTAAGTAACTTGTTTGAGAAGCTCGCGGCGGCAGGAAGAGTCAGAGTGAATGCACCGCCAGACGCGCTACAAACGACCGTGCCGTCGCTTCCAAGGACTGTGTAGTTACCGGTCTTTGACTGAAGATCGCTCGGGTAGGGAAGCGTGAGGTTGTAGCTGGCTCCAAGAGTAGGAGCTGCGAGCCTGAGCGTAGAGGTGCTGTTACCGAGGTAGATGTGCCTTAGGCCTAGCGTCGAAGAGCCGATGTCGTAGGTGGCAGTGGTCTTAATCGGCAGGTGGGAGGCCATGGACCCGGTGAACGTGATGTCATCGCTAGAAGCGTTTCCTAGGGTGACATTGCCATTCAGGGCTGCAGCCCCAGCGCAAGTGAGCGCGTTGATCGAGTAGTCTTTGGTGCCATCGCTTGCGCCGTTGATCAAGTCGGTGAAGTTAGTGTTCACCTGAGTGGCGTCAGCCGTGGTTGAGTTGGCAAAGATATGAGTGACTGAAGGAGCGGGCATTCCAAGCCTCCGTGCGGGGCGGATGTCATGCTAGTCAGTCGAGGGATGAGCGTAGAGGGGTCGAGGTAGGATTACTGCTGAGACTTCAGTCGGCGCTCTATGGCTGAATCCCCGCTTGGGGCGCGGCCAAGGCGCTTTTCGAGCATAGCCTTAATTCTAGGGTCTTGAATGCTCTCAAGCAACTTTGGATTCTCCCGGAAGATCTGCTCCTGCTCGGGTGTGATCTCTGCTGGGGCTTGGCGCTCGTTTACGTTGGTGAGAAGCCCCACAATGGCCTGAAAAGCGACGGGATTTCTCTGGGCCCATTCGGATATGTTGGCCAATCGGTTTGTTCTAGTGGCAAGAGCATTCGCTCCTCGGGCCAACGAAGATTTGCCAATGGATCTTGCGGCCTTGCTCGTAAATGCGCCTATGGCCGCGTTTCTCAGTATAGACTCGGGGTCTTCCCCGCCAGAAGCGAGTCCGGCTCCAGCACCGATCAGCTTATCCGTGAAGCTGAAGGTAGGGGCGTTTGCGCGACCTTCTGCAAACTGGCTAATTGTGCTGAGAGTAGAGTATTCCTTGTTGGCCTTGATGAGTGCGTCCGCACCTTCACCGAGCTTGGGTGCAACTGCATTGACGGCATCATTCATCTTCTCATTCAGAAGATCTCGGATCTTGTAGAGCACCTCTTCTTTGTCCGATGCCCTGTCGCGACCGGCGAGCTTCATCTCCCAATCAATGCGCCTTCTGAACTCGTGGAGATCCCGCAGGGTCATCTCTTTGTTGGCCGCAAGCTGGTCAGCGTACTCTTCCGCGATCGCTGCCTTGTTCTTTGCCCCGGGGGTTAATCTCCACTTTTGGATGTCAGCGTCGTCAAGGAGGCGAACGGCCACGTCCGTAGGGTCAACCTTAGCGGCGCCAGCAGCCTCAGAGCGTTCTAGCAGATCTCCGATGCGCTTGCCTGCCGACTCAAGAAGCCCGCCGTCCTTGCTTACTTTCCTTGCAACGGTTCCGGGAGTGCTCAGGGGATTGATGATGTTCTTATCGAGGATTTCTTGGCCGAAGGAAGTGAGTCGGCCCCCAAGACGGTCGAGCTGAGCCTTTGTTCCTCCAACCGCTTCGGCAGCACTCTTAGAGGCGAAGCGCCCCAGCGCTTTACCAGCGGGTCTAAGAAGGGGCGGTAGGACCTCAGCGGCAGTCTGGACGCCAGCGCTGAGCATACCGGCATCCTGGGCGTTCTCAACCATCTGGTTGCCGTCTGCGCCAGAGTGAGTGTCAACCGCGCCTTGGATAAACCCTTGGGTACCAGCCGCGGGAATTCTCAAGATCGGACTCTTCCTAACGGCATTGGCAAACCGGAGCGCTCGCAGCGGAACTGCAGCCGCCGGAAGAGCGGCGACCGGCGCCTCCCCTTGAACAACATCGGCTGCGTGAGGGCCAGTACCAGTTAAGATGGCTTGCCACCGCTTAGGGTCGGTGATGCGCTCTTTGAATCGGTCAACCGCATGCTCTTGATCGGGGCCAATAGGCTTGTCATAGACCTTGGCCACCGGCGCAGTGGCATCATTGGACTTGGCCAGGTAGGCGTCTGGATCGAAGCCGCCATGGCCCTGGTTGCCACCTTGCTTGGCTAGGTATGCATCCGGATCAAACGGCATCACCGGCTCCCCGCGGCCCCGAGCTTGAGATTAATTCTTTCCATAATCTGCTTGGCCCTTGGGTCTTTCTCAAGATTCTGCTTGGCCCATTCGAGTGCCTGCATGTCCTCTGCGTTGAGCTTCCCGACTTGGCCCGCATGGGCCTTAGGGATACTGAGCACCGTTCTCTCCCCACCCGTGCGCTTTGGAACCTCGGGAATAGCCCCTGGCTTGGGAAGTCCGGCAGTATTGTAGCCAGACCCGCTCAGAGAGGCATTGTCGCTCTCTTGCTTCTGGGCGATCAGACGCTTGAGAACTTCGATCTTGTTTGCCGCAACGTCTGGAGTGTCAGAGAGCGCAGGGAGCATCGATTGGTAGCGCTTGATGTCTCCCTCAGCGAGCTTCCCGCCCTCAAGATAGGTGCCGATTTTCTGAGCGGCAACCTTGAGCTGTGCATTGAGCGTCTGGGCGTCTTTGTTATAGGGGTTAACACCCGCTAACCTCCCAGCCACAGGACCCAAAAGGTCTCCACTTTGAGAGATACTAGTCCCAACGTCTTCCAGGATCTTCATGGCCGTAGCGCCGCCGGTAGCGTTCACTACTTCGCCTGCTGGAATCGTCTTGTTGGTTGTCTCGGTCCTTTTCTCTGCTGCCTTGTTGCGCTTCTCAAGATCCGACTTGAACTTGGTTTGCTGAAGCTCAGATAGCTTTCCGTATTGACCCTCGAGCGCATCAAGAGACAGGTTCGGATCAACCTTCACACCGAGGATAGACTCGTATTGCTTCTGGGCATTGATCGTAATTGGGGATTTATTGTCTCGCCTTTGTGCAGTCATGGCGTCTGCTTGTTTAGCCTGCTCAAGCTCACGTTCCTTTTGTTGGATCGCGAGCGTATTGAGCTTATTCTGCTGCTCTTCCTGGCGCTGAAGGCTCTGAAGCTTTTCCCACTCCACGGGAATCTGGAAAAGTCCCTGAGCGACCTGGAGACCCTTTAGGATCTTGTCGAGCGTTCCTTCCTGGGGCTTTCGGCTAATCGGATTAATCGGCATTAGAAGCTCGCTTTCCCCTGCATCATATGAGTCGAGAAGGCCTTAAGCATCGGGGTCACCGCAGCGACGCGCTCAGGTCCGGGCGGCATCATCGCCGTCTGCATGATCCCGTCTTTCAAAGTCTGCACGGGGTTGTTCGAGCGGTTTTCAATCGCTCTCTTGATGGCACTTTGCGCCTCCTCAGCGCCCTTCACTGCTCCAGCTAGAGCACCAGCTCCAGACTCAGCACCGCCCCTTGCAGGCGAAACCACGTTTCCTGCGGTCCCGCCTATCGTGGATCCGGCCGCAATGAGCGGTAGTGCGGCTCCGCCTGTCGCAGCAGCAGCAATACCGCCGCCCACCGCACCAATAATGGAGCCTAATCCGCCTCCACCTGAACTAGCTTTTTTCTGAGGAATGGTGATTGGCATGACCTATACCCTCCGCCAAGGCTGGTTCGATCCAGCCGGCTTACCGTAACGTTTGCCGCCTATTTCCGTGTACTCCATCTGCGGTGCCGCCGCCGTGGCTGGCGATAGTCCTGGATCGGGTAGAACTCCGCCAATGGCGACGCCACCTCGCCCAGGAATCGCGCTCGTCGGAGCGGGCTGGCCAGGGATAGCGGCTGCGGACCCGCCTGCTCCTGCTCCGCCTGTGAAGCGCGAGAACATGTTGAGATAGTTTTGGAGCTGCTTAGCGAACGTCGCCTGATCCGATGCCTCAGCGTGAGCCAGCGCCGCATTAAACGCCTGAGTGAGCGACTCCTGTTGGAACTGCTTCCTAGCGAGATCCAGGCTATCGAGCTTAGTTCTCTCATCAAGAGTCTGGGCACGGTCCTTAAACTCGTTATCTACGTCGATGACCCCTTGCTGGAATGCCCTCTGAGCATCCGCCTCTTGCTGCTGGCCAATCTGCTGCGCCTCCTGGAAGGCAAGCTGTCCAGCGGCTGCGTTCTCGGCGTCTGTGATCCCCTGGTTGGCTTGTGTCAGCATCTTCGCTGCCTCGCCAGAATTGAGAGCGCCCATCGCAGCAAATCTGCGATTAAGTGCATTCTGTGTGGTCATCCGCTGAGCATTGGCCTGATTCTTTAGAATCTCACGCTGACTCTGAAACTCGGGCAGGGTCTTTGGTCCCTGAGAGAGAGTCGCCCGTGTCGTCATCAAGCGCCTCGCAATGGGGTTATCTTCCCCTGGGGAAGGTGTGCGTTTAACAGGCTCGAGATCGTAGGGGTTTTTGAAAGTAGCCATCAGCGGAATCCCTTAATATTGTAGGCTAGGTTCAAGCGGAACAGCTTGAACTTCTGATTGACCGTGTTTTGGTTTGAGAACTTCAGTTGGATGCGCTTTCCACGAGAGGTACCGAAGGAAAGGCGGAACTCTTTCTGAAGAGAGCCTCCGCCCCAGGGATCCATTCCCCAGCGCATCGTGCCCCACTGAGACCCGCCCGGGTTCAGAGAGACTTGCTTGGTATCGCCACCGCCAATGTCCGAATCCACGCGGTAGGTGATGTTCATGAAGTAGTTGCCGGAGTTCTCTAAAAGGAGATTGGCATAGCGCCAGTCCTTGTAGAAATTCGTGTCTCTCGGATCCCCGGTAAACTCTTTCGTCCAGATGTAAGAGTCAATCGCCGCGCCATCGTCGTTATAGGCAGCTTTCTCCATCTGATAGACGAATCCCGTCGCTTCGGAGGATTGGTAGTAGAGATTCCCGCCGTAAATCGCAAACTGAGCGGGCTTTGGACCGGTGTTAGGTACCCAGGCTTCGGTCTGCTTCTTGGTGAGATTGGAAATGGAGAAGTCGTAGGTGTAATAGCGGTTATTCGTCGTGTTCCCACTTCCGTAGGTGACCGCAATGTAGCCTCGGTTCTTGTAAACGATGGCCGAGATGTTTTTTAGGAAGCCTTCTTGAATCTGGAAGATCTCAGGCTCGATCCGATCAGACTTAAGCTCTGATCCAGCGTTAGAGACGGTGAGGAAAGTCACCGAGGGCTCGGTTGCTCCGCCTCGGATGGCCGCAAACCCCACGATCTTTCCGTTTTGAACGGCAGGGAAGAGAAGCCTGTCGTCGTAGGCCAAGACCCCGTAGGGCGACTTACAGCCATAAGGGATCTTCGTCACGATCCAGCGCCATTCCGAGGCGTCGGCCGTCGGCATGTAGCCCAAGGTGATCGAACTGTCGCAAAATACGACAAGCATGTTGTCGTAAACTGCGAATCCCTTGACCAGGTCGCTCGTGTTATCGCCGACGATCTTGAAGTTAGCGGCTGCGACCGTATAGGGCTCACCCACGTCAGTCCATTTGACGTAGTTCGGGTTATCGGCGTCGTTCATGAAAAGCCGATTTTGCCCAGGATGGTAAACAATGGCGTTGTACTTGGGCGGCACGCCCTGATCGGAGGGGGCATTGGCACCCAAAGAGCCGTCAGCCGTATTGTCGTCGTAGCTCGTAGTCGTATTGTCGTTGATCGTAGTGACGAGCTTGTAGGTGGTCCCGCCAGCTACCGTCCGGTAAAGGCGTCTTGAGCTGATCCCGTAGCTTGCAGCAAAGGTCGGGATACTCGAGACCCGAAGTGTTGCTCCGGCCGCAGTGAAGGTTGCCGTTGCCGGTCCGGGGTCACTCTCAACCAGGTTAGAGTTCACGGCGGTCACCTTGTAGGTGTACTCCCCCGTGAGAGCGCCGATGGCCTGGCTTGCAACCGTGCTCGTCGTAGTCGGAGGATAAACCCCGTGGCGCGTGAACTCTGCGCCATTCCATTTGTAGGGGATGGTTCCGCCGTTTCCTAAGAAAAGATAGTTCTCATCCTGAGCCGCGCCAAATCTCACGCCCGCTGTAAAGACGCTTTGAGCGCTAGAGATCGTCGTAAAGCTCGTGCCCGAAAGCTGCCAGATCGTTCCGCCCCAGGCACCGACCATCGTCTCAACGTTGTTTCTGCCCGTTCTCACATAGAGACCGTCGCCCACAAAGGAGCCCACAGACGCAGTGTTGAGCTTGGATGTCCCGCCCCGGGTCTCCACTGCTCCGTTTGAGAAGATGACGTTGGCGCAGTCAGGCGACTCATTCTCAGCGATAATCGATCGCTCGAACTTCGAGTTTAGCCCACCATCTAAGGTGATGCTTTCAGTCGCTGGGTAGATTCTGCGGTAAGGGCCTCCGCCGTTCATACCGCTCCTAAGACCGCCATGATTTGAGATTCCTCGGTCTTGACGATCGCAGGACCATCACCCCTCAAGCGCCGCCTCATCCAACGCTTGATCTGAATCTTGCTCATCTCCCAACGAGCCAAGTGGCGCTCGGCGGATGGATAGTCCTTGTCCTTTTCGTGCATGCACTTAAGAACGAAATCCACGAGCCGGGTATGCGTCCAGGTCGGAACGTCAAGTGTGGAGGTCGTCGCACTGATCTCTTGAGCCTCGACCGAGCCCCAAACCTTAAGAGCCTTCGCATCGTTCGGAGCCGGATACAGGATGAAGGTCTCGTTAAACTGGGCGTAATACTGAGGCTGGCCAGTGACTGTCAGCGCTTGATTGAGCTGGATCTGATCGCCTTGCCTCATGTCGATCGGCTTTAACTTGTTGCCGTCGTAGGTTACCCGGTGAACCGAAATGATGTTCGTTGGCCAAGCGTACTCTTGGGTGCCGTTTACGGTAGTCGTCGTAAAGACACGCTCAATGCACTCGGTCTCGGTCGCAAGCTCCTGGCAGGCGGAGTAGATCATGCGAAAGACTTCGGCCTGAGAAAAGAAAGTCTCTCCTACCGCGTTGTATCTTTCTCTGGCCATTTCTTCGACTTGTGCTGGCGTCATGCCTCTAGCTCCAATTGATGCTAGCCACACTTAAGCAGGTGTAGCTTTGGCTTGAGACCGATCCCTCTGCATAGGTCGGGATGAGTCTGCTTTCTCCATCGGTCGTAGGAGTCGAAAAGACGTAGTAGTAGCCACTTCCGTCTTGCAGGCTCTCTGAGCCCATATCGCCACTGAGGGTGAGGCTATCTGAGAGCTGCTTACTTGCGCTCTTAGCAACCGAGTCGCTCGGGATCACGGATTCACTAATCACCTTGATGAATGCGATCTGGAGGTCTTCGGTTCCCTCTCCCCATTTGGATGTCCCCCAAGTCATCGTATAGGGTGTGCCGGTGCCCCACTTCGTGCTGGGTGCAGGCCCAAGGCAGTTGATGGAGTTTGAAATGGTTTTAGAGAAATCCGCCAATCAGCCCTCCATAGCCGATGAGCTTTAGCTAATGGTCAAGTTCATGGTGACTGTCAGCGTGTCGTTAGCGCCCTTATTGATCACGCTCTCTGTGTCTCGGTTCAGCATGGTTCCTCCCGTTGAGCTCGAGAAGAGTCCATACTCGGTGATCGCCCCAGTCCCAGACCCGGTCGCAAATGTCGCCGTCACTTTATAGATCTGGTTAGAAACGTAGCTCACGGTGCCCGTGTGACGAGAGACCTCAGTCCCAAGGGCAGTATTGGCCGCAGCCTCAGCGGTCGCGTCAGTACCAATCGCCACATACTTCATCGTGAAGGTGCTTGCGGCGACGGCTGCCGAGTAAAGAAACGAGGCCAGAAACTCTTTGCCGTTTGTGCAAACGACATTTGTCCCGGCCCTCTTTTCCTTAAGCTTCCCATCTGGCCCGAAGAGTTCCATGGTCCATTGGCCAATCAGCCTGACGGCGCCATCGTCCTTGCTTTCGGGATAGACAGGTTTATAGCTCATGGCCCTTAAGCGCCCTTCCGCCTGGTTTTGATTTCAGCCTCAGCCGCCTCGTCCTTAAGAGCCTGAGACGCATGAGTCTTGCCGTGCTCCTCGAAGTCCTTCTCGTTGGCTGCCTGATAGCGGCAGACCATGCAGACCTGGGCATCAAGCTCGGTCTTCTCGGGCTTCGTCGAGGGTGGGGCATCCTTCGTCCGCTCAATGCGGATCATCTTAAAGCCCTCAGGCCGATGCTCCCCGTCTACGCCCAGGACGGGCGGCGAGAAGGAGCCAGCGAACATGACGGCATCATCCTGATCCATCCAAACGAAGGCTTTGGCGCCGATCTTGACCGTTTCGTCCCTGAACTTCTGCTGAAACGGGTGGACGTTGTCGTTCCAAACTTTAACCTGAGGCATCGTAGATTCTCCTTAATCCGAGCAAATGAGATAGAACGTAGCGCCGTTAGCAACGGCGGCGGTCGTTTCGACCTTGAGGAACCTGAGACCCGATGGAGCTTCCTGGAGTCCACCCGAGACCGCGCTTGCGATCTTCCAGATGTTGCTCTGTACGCTCGAGCTTGAAACCTGCGGCATATAAACCTGCCGATAGGTCCCGTCGAGCGCGTGGCTCGCCTGGAATCTCACCTCTGAGTTGGCTCCGGTCGGGTCAACGTAGATCTTCTTCCATGTGGGTGTCTGGCCAAGATCAAGCGCACTCGTCAGAGTGCCGCCTGATGCCATGGTGACAGCGAATTTGACGAGCGCCATCGCTTACCGCCCGAAAACGGTGACGTAGAGAATGTCGCCGTTAGCAGCTCCCGTGATTGCAACGTAGCCGTTAGAGGCGGTCGCAGCCGTGAGCTGATTCATCTTCACCTTGATTCCGGCCGTGGTGCAGCTCTGAGGTGCCCAGAGCAGGCTTTCGATCACGTCAAAGCCGGAATCGACAGCGTCGCTAGCCCCATCAGCGGTGATCCTGAGAAACCGCACAGGTTTGTTTCCGAAAACCGAAGGCCCCGCCACACTCGAAACAGTAAAGGCCATCCTTTGGCCCCCCTTTCAGAAGAGAATCCTTTTGTCAGCCACCTCGGGGTTCTCACACTGACCGCGCAGATTCTCGTATGCGTGGTACATGTTCAGAAAACCCTCGAGCTCCATTTGTCTGACGGCCATGATGTTGCCGTCCGGGTAAGCACCGAAGGTGCCCCCCTCTGTACAGTTGATGTAGATTCCTGGAATCTTGCAGGCGACCCAGTCAAACCAAGCTTTGAAGTTGGCGTAAGAGGGCCAGGTCAAGACCTTGTTGCCGTAAACGTCGATCGCCTTGAGCACCACTCCGAGCTGAGCGTCGTAGCGCGAGTCCCAGGCGTGGAACTTCTTGTCATAGCCAAAGGCGAAGTCAGCGCCCACGAAGGCAATGGGATTACACCCAAAGATGCCCTTTGCGATGTACAGGCAAGCCCCTAAGACGTTGCCGCCATTGCTCACCACTGTATTAAAATTCTCGATCTCTCTCAGGTCCTGCTCAAGCTTTGCATCAGGAAGGGGGCAAGAGAAGAAATAGACTTCACCCTGCCACTTCTCAAAGAGCTTCGGATCAGTGCCGATGAAGGCGAGTAGCTTCTTATCTTTGGTGCGCTCCCAGTACTCTTCAGGAGTGAGCTTGCCGCCTTCAGAGACCTCAGAAAGTACAATCTCTCCAGCGTCCAGCGTGACGTAATAATCGACGTGGACGCCAGCGTCTTCAAAGAAGTGGAAATTGTGCAAGCACGAGATGAGCGGGATGTTCCCGCGGTTCTTAAGCTTATGGCCATTCACCTTAAGCGAGGGGCCAGATCCTGCAATGACCGCAGGCATAAGAGCGTGCTTAGAGAAAAGCTTTCCAATGCCCTTCTCTTTAAAAGAGCCGAATCGTTTCTTGTTGGCTTGGGTGTTTGAGATCCAGATCTTTCGCCAAGCATCGATGGTTGTGTCGTCGTTGCTACACGCCTGCCTATAGAGCTGGCTCGGAGCTACCGGCGGATGCTCAATGTAATTCTGAAACTCAAGGATGATTTCTGCTTTTCTGCCCAAACAGTCCCTCTCTCTAGGGGCTAGATCAAGGCGGGGATGAGCGCCCATCCTTAGGCGCCCACCCCCAACTTTAATGACTAGAAGATTCGGAAGTAGGCGTGTCCGACTCCAGCGGAGCCGGTCGCCTCCATGCACTTGCCAACGACAGGCGCCGGAGCGTCAGTCGAGATCGACTTGACCGCCCACTTGCCGTCGCCGCCCAGGCAAAGCAGCTGACCAGCCGCAACGCCCGAGTTAGCCGGGGTTGCACACGGACCAAATCCGCGAACAAGCACCCAGCCGTAGGCGCCGGTGGTCAGGGTCGCATGCTTCACGACTCCGACCGGAACGTCCAACATCGTCGTGGACGAAACCGTCACCGAGTAGTTAGTCGTTGCCGAGCAGATCACGCCATGACCGACGCTCGCCTGTGAGTTACCGGCGTTGTAGACGTAGATGTATTTCTCGTCGCCTTCCTCGCGGACGGTTCCGAGATCTACACTCGGGGTCGCCGCGACCGCCGAGACGCTTTCCATGTTAACCAGAGAGCCGTAGTAAGCCATCTGTCATTCCTCCTTAGGCCGTGAGCGCCGTCGCGGCAGCGAACATGCGCAGGTTGGACGACCCGAAGGCGCCAGCCCAGTAGATTTTCGCGACCTTGACGTTCTGATTGATCGGCTTCACAAACGGCTCGAAACGGAAGTTTTCATCCGGATGGTAGTAGAGGAACTCGTAGTCCTCATTCTCAAAGATGAAGTGACTTGCCGGGCAGTGCGAATCCACAATGACCGGGATGCCGTTGAACATGAGCGAAGAGAAGCCACCCTTAGCCGTTTCGCTGTCCATAAACCTCTGCTGCGGCTGATAGAGCGCGTAGAGAGAGTTATAGAGAGTGCGGGTCGTGAAGGCGACACTCGGTCCATCGTTGCCGATGGTGGCCGAGTTATGGAGCGCCTGCAGAACGCCGAGGGTGAGGGTTGTGCTCGAGGTATCGAGCTGAGGCCTCCACCAGGAATAGGAAGACTGGCTGATGCCGCCAACCGTATTCGAGGCCGAGAGCCACAGGCGAAGACCACCGATGGCCTTCGAGTCAGAGCCCGCGTTGTAGAGCGCGGTGCCCATCGAGTCCTGGATGGTCTTCTCAGCGATCATCGTCTTCTGCTTGACGAAGTTAAGAACCTGGGCTTCGCCAGCGTTCTTCAGCTCGTCGATGCGCTGAATGGTGATGTTCGCGTAGATCTGTTTCCACTGATACTCAGCCGCCGTGATGACGTCGTTATCCGTGGTGTTCAGCGTCTCGTTGCCCGAGTACCAGCCAGAAGCCGTCACCTGAGCGTAGTTGAGGGGCTGCACGATCGAGGTGCCGCCATCAATCTTGGTGTAGTACTTCTTCTTGGCCCGCTGAAGCTTGGGGTTACTGTCGAAGATGTTGTCCACCATCTTCGGGATATATTTCTTCTGCGTGACCGCAGAAATCTGGTCCCATGAACCGACAGCCATGGTTTATTTCCTTCCTTGGGAAAAGATGACGCTCACCCCGCGTGGCCCAGCTCTTCTAGAGCCTCGCGATAGAGGTCATCGTAAGATTTGTTCTTGATGTCCTCTGCATGCGTGATCCCCTTTTTGGGTGCTTGGGTGGTCCCAAGTAGACCCAACTTCGTCTGCTTCTGTCGCTCCTTGACCACGTTTTCCTTGGCCCTCTGCTCAGCCAGTTTGACGAGCCGGTCATGGTTGAAGAGAAGGAAAGCATCCTGGAAGCTTTGAATCCCGCGTTGCTGCGCGAACTCAAGCACCTGAAGCTCCATCGTCTTGCCATCGGAGCCAACGGAGTTCCAATCTAGATCCTTGTAGGTTTCTCGGATGGATTGGATTTCTTCGTTGAGTCTCCGGTCCTCTTGCTCTCTCTGCTGAATGAGACGTTGGGTCTCGGAATCTTGTTTGAACTTGATGACGTCCTGGAGCTGCTGCTTAAGCGTCTGAAGCTCCTGGACCAGCGGATTGTTGGGATCCGCATTTTGCGACTGCGTCTGCTGGGCCATGCCCGCACGCACGCGCTCGAATTGCTGGTTGACGTGGTTCCACCAATCGGGGTTTTGCTCCACGTACTGCTCAAGCTCGCCGTAACGCTGTTTCAGAGTCTCTTGCTGCTTCTGAAACGCTTCCTGCTCGGCCTTAAAGGCGGCCATCTGCTGAGCGTAGCTATAGCCTTGCTGAGTCCACTGCTTCACCCTGGGGTCTGAGAGCGGGACCTTGATGGTCTTTCCGCCTACAGTGAACTCAAGTTCAGGCGCAGGGGGCGCGGCCGGAGTGCTAGCCGTAGTGGAAGCGGCCTGGCTTTGCGTGGTTGTGCCCTGAGTTGATTCCGACGCGTTGGGCGCGCCACCCTGCGTGGAGCCAGGGGGTGTCGCACCTGACTCCGTTTCTCCTAAAAGAGAATCTACATCGATCGCGTTAATGTCCGCGCCTGGAACCGGCTCTGCAAATGGACCCGGTGCCTGATCATTCTCAAACATCAGAATGGCCTCGCATTCGGATTAGCGCCTGCTTCCATGGGAGTCGCACCAGGATTCATGGGCGGCTCTGCCTTAGGCGGCCTAGCTCCCGGGGCCTGGGTGAGCGTTCCCTCAACGAAGCTCTCAAAGCTCGACATGATGGAAGCCAGCTGCTGAGAGTCTTCGGGCGCAACGGCCTTAGACTTGCTCATCATCTGCATGAGCTCAGTCATCCCCGAGTGGATGTCCTTGATCAGATCGGCGGCACTTGTGTTCTTAGTGGGCTGAGGGGCGCTGACTTCAGCCTCGGGCGCTGCCTCTTTGGGCGCGCTCTCTTTGGCGGCAGAAAATGGCACGATAACTCCCGGTGTTCGGGGTTCTGGTCGAGTGATCGTGCATGGAGTGGGTCGAGAGAAAGAACTCTGTGGGCTTGACAGGTATTATAGCACCTGTTCTCACGCCGTTGTCTAGCCTGTTCATGCCGCTGGAGGCGGAGCTTCAGGCGATGGGGCTGCGCCGCCCGCCATTTTGGCCATCATCGCCTCTTGCGCCTGCTGGGCTTTTCTTGCCTGCACACGCTCAAAGACTGCCTCCGCATTGGGATACTCAGCTTCCTTCAGGAGTTCAAGCTCATCGATCGCTCCTCGGTCAAAGAGCGCGATGGCCTTGTTGAGTCTCTGGGTCTTGGCAAACGGGAGTCCCGAGCCAGTAGACACCTTCACGTCAAACTCACCGTTGATGATGAATTCCTTGGTGTCCATGACGACGGGCTGGCCGGTCGTAGGATCCTGCCCGAGCGGAGTTACGACCGCCTTTCGCTGAACGCTCCCATCTGGCTGCTCCATCTTCTCGACGTGGAACTTGAAGTAGCGCTGAGCATTCGGGTTGTTAGACACCCGGACAATCCTGGGCGCATCGTAGAACTGGAAGGCTCGAGCAAGCCACAGCTTGCCAACACGCTTGAGATAGCTATCTAGGTTTCGGTTCTTAAATCGGATACGCGTCTGGGCTGCATCCTGAAGTGCGGTGATGGCAGAGGCAGCAGAGACGCCCTCGGGTTTCACCCCTTGGCTGACTTCCTGATTGCCCTGGACGCCATCAAACCAATCCCTCATCCGATCAATCAGTTGAAGGACAAAGGGCTGAAGCTGAACTCCCTCTTCGCGCCTGACCTTGTTGATATCGGAGGGCTCAACCACCATCCCAGGCGAGTTAAAGAGGTTATCCGTGTCTACGTCAGCGTCAGTCGATACGACCCAGATGGGGTTACCCATCATGGTCAAAACGTCGAGCGCAAAGCTTACGAGCTTATTGAAGATCTGCTGTGGGCTTTCGGTCTGCTCCACATCGCTGATGCCGTAGAACTCACGCGGCAGCACGTAGTTGACGACTCGGCCAAACGGGAACTCTTGGTCATCAAAAAGAGTCGCGTCCTCGAGCAGCACCCCGCCTGCGATGACAAGCTTTCTTCCTTTCGGGTACTTAAGCTTCTGCTCAAACAGGAACTCTTCGAGACCAGTCTCCGGGTTAACGCCCTTAGATTTCTTTTCCTCAACAATCTCTTCGGGCTTCATCCAGACTGTAATCTTAAGACACTTACCGCCCGTGGCCTGATCCGGCCTCTCGTCGCCTTCGATGAGGGTCTTATTATCGACTGGAGACTTGAATCGGAACTCATCCGTCTCGGTCTTTGAGTTCTTAATGAAGTCTTCAAGATCAGGCTTAATGAATTTGGCCTTATCTGGATACTCGACCTGAAGGGCCTCGACCTCAACGGGCTCGGCCTCAACGTGGAAGCGCGCTTTCTTGTCGATGTCCCGGGCTGATGGGTCAGGATAGAAATAGAACGGGTCCGTGCTTTCAAAGCAGATGGCCCCTTCGCCGTAGTTGGCCTTGGGGTCATAGCCGACGTAGCCTAGGCCAATCGAATAGAGATGGCTTTCGAGCAGATTCTCAATGATGACTTCGTCCCAGTTGTAGCGCTCCCAGTCGCTCTCAAGGACGTCGTTTAGGATCTCTGAGAGCTCGAGGTCGGATGGGTCTCTGGGGTTAAACTCAATCCTGGGCCGCGAATCGGTCATCATGCCGACAGAGCCTTCGATGCTCTGAAAGACCATGTTGATGACTTCGCTATGGCGGTAACTGGGCCTGGCGTCCTTCCACTGCTTGCCCCTAAACATCTTGTACCAGTGCAGCCACTTGCCGTCGTACTTCGCGCGGTGGCGCTTGGCTTTGTCTAGGAGCTTATGGC